CTGGAAGACATCGATAGTGGTCTTAATAACTGCTTGACGTTAGAAGCTAATATCGATCAGGCAGCACGTCAGTTTCGAATCGATGTCATGATGTCTCTTTGTGATCGTGGCATTGTCGCGCTCGTGCCCGTGGATACGTCGATTAGTCCGGAGAAATTTGGTGGATTTGACATTCTAACATTGCGGGTAGGTGACATTGTAGCTTGGTATCCTCATCATGTTCGCGTAAGTTTGTACAATGAGGATAAGGGTATACGCGAAGAGATAACATTGGAGAAGAAGTTCCTAGCTATCATCGAGAATCCGCTTTATACGGTGATGAACGAGCCGAACTCTACTCTTCAACGATTGATTCGTAAACTTAATCTGTTGGATGGCTCTGATGAGATTGTTGCATCCGGTAAATTGGATCTTATCATTCAGCTTCCATATGTGATCAAGTCTGAAGCACGCCGACAGCAAGCGGAACAGCGTAGAGCTGACATTGAGTTTCAGCTTAAGGGAAGTCAATATGGCATTGCCTATACTGATGGAACTGAGAAGATTACGCAGCTGAATCGGCCAGCCGAGAACAATCTTTTGGTACAGATTGAGTACCTAACCAAGCTGCTGTACAGCCAGCTTGGCCTTACTGAAGAGGTTATGAACGGCACGGCCGACGAAAAGGCCATGCTGAATTATTATAACCGGACTATTGAACCGTTCTTGACCGCAATTGTAGAGGCGATGCGTCGCTCGTTTCTTACAAAGACTGCTAGATCTCAGAGACAAACGGTTATGTTCTTCAGAGATCCGTTCCGTCTGGTTCCAATTGAGAACATTGCTGAGATTGCAGATAAGTTTACCAGAAACGAGATCATGACGTCTAACGAGATGCGCCAGGCTATTGGTATGGCTCCTCATTCAGATCCCAAGGCGGATCAACTAGTTAACAGTAACATGCCTCAGGTAGATACTGGCGTTCCTCCTGTTCGTATCAAATCCGATCCTGTTGTTGACAAGATTTTGGAGAAGGTTAAGACGAACGGAAACAGTGACGTTCAGAACGGCTAGATGGTCAACCATCTAAATGAAAGCGAGCTTCAAAATGGAAGAAAAGGCCACGCCTGACTTCAGCGGCTACGCCACGAAGGCTGGTCTTAAGTGTTCTGATGGCCGAATCATTATGCCGGATGCTTTCAAGCATCAGGATCAGTCGACTGTCCCGCTTGTTTGGCAGCATAACCATAACGAGCCGACCAACGTACTTGGACACGCGGTTCTCGAACATCGGGATGATGGTGTCTATGCGTATGGTTTCTTCAATGACAGCGATACGGCTAAGAATGCTAAGACGCTGGTCACGCACGGCGACATCAAGTCTCTGTCCATCTATGCCAATCAGTTGACAGAGAAATCTAAGCAGGTTATCCACGGCTTTATTCGCGAACTTAGTCTGGTCCTATCTGGAGCGAATCCCGGTGCACTTATTGATAATATTACGATTGCTCATCAAGACGGCGATTTTGTTACGCTGGATGATGAGGCGATTATCTATACTGGTTTGGAACTGAACCACGCAGACGAGCCTTCTGACGAGTCGGTGGAGCACGCTGAGGACGAGAAGGGTCCGTCCGTACAAGAAGTTTACGACTCAATGACTGCCGAGCAGAAAGAAGTTGTCCACTACATGGTTGGCGCTGCTCTTCAGGATGCAGTTAGCCATTCTGATGACAAGCCGGATGACGATAAGATTGTCCACGCTAACGATGGCTCTGACGAGTCTATCGATGACAAAGAAAAGGACGGACAGCGCATGAGCCGTAACGTGTTTGAGCAGAAGAGAGGAGAACAAGAGGAGAAGCACGTCCTCACACACGACGCGATTAAGGGAATCGTTGAAGATGCCCAGCGTGTCGGATCTCTGAGAGAGGCAGTCGAGGCCTATGCTCTTCAGCACGGCATCGACAACATCGAGGTTCTCTTTCCGGATGCTAGGAATGTCACTGACACTCCGGAGTTTGACGCACGGCGCGTCGAGTGGGTCTCCGGCGTCATCAATGGCACTAAGCACTCTCCGTTCTCCAGAATTAAGTCGCTCGTCGCGGACATCACCTTTGAGGAAGCCCGAGCAAGAGGCTACATCAAGGGCAATCTGAAGAAGGAAGAGTTCTTCGGAGTGTCCAAGCGGGTGACCACGCCAACCACAGTCTATAAGAAGCAGAAGCTGGATCGGGACGACATCATCGACATCACCGACTTCGACGTCGTGACCTGGCTCAAGAGCGAGATGCGTCTCATGATGGACGAGGAGCTTGCGCGTGCGATCCTCATTGGCGATGGCCGAGACGTCGCTGACGAGGACAAGATTCGGGATCCGGTAGGTGCCAGTGAGGGCGCTGGCATCCGTTCGATTCTGTATGATCACGATCTTTACGCAGCAACGATCAACGTTAACGTCGACGATGCGAACTCTTCGAAAACTGAGATCGTGGATGCGATTATCAGTGCCAGCCAATATTACAAGGGCTCTGGGTCCCCAACACTTTACACGACGCTCCCTATGCTCACCTCGATCCTGCTCGAGCGCGATCAGTTTGGACACCGTCTGTGGAAGACTCCGGCCGAGTTGGCCTCTGAGATGGGTGTCTCGAGTATCGTCACGGTTGAGGTCATGGAGGATGAGCCGGACGTGGTCGGGATCATTGTCAATTTGAAGGACTATACGGTTGGAGCTGACAAGGGCGGGGAGATTAACTTCTTCGACGACTTTGACATCGACTACAACCAGTACAAGTATCTGCTTGAGACGCGTGTTTCTGGCGCACTTACAAAGATTCGTTCCGCACTCGTGGTCAAGAAGACTGGCGCTGCCTCGCAGCTCGTTGCGCCGGTGCCTCCGTCTTTCGACAAGACCGCGTGGACCGTTACGGTGTCTACGACTGCCGGGGTCACTTACAAGAACAAGGACACGAATGCCGTGATTCTGACGGCTTCGCCGGTTACGCTGGCGGCAGGCGAGGAGCTTAACGTCATTGCCGTTCCCTCTTCGGCGAACTTCCACTTCGAGTCTAACCAGAAGGACGAGTGGAATTTCAAGCGTCCGGCGGCCTGATCGGGGCTTGATTATGGCAAAGTACTTTGGTCGAATTGGATATGGAGAGACTGAAGAGTCTGCTCCTGGTGTATGGGTTGATACCATCATTGAGCATTCATATTACGGTGACGTTATCAGGAATACCAGGAAACTCTCCGAGGGAGAGAACCTGAACAATGATCTCAGCGTAGGAAATTCAATTAGCATTGTGGCTGATGCTTATGCGAATGACCATTTCTTTGCCATTCGTTATATTGAATGGGCGGGGGTTTTATGGACTGTCAAAGAGGTCGAAGTCCAAAGCCCCCGTCTAATTTTGCGGCTTGGGGAGGTGTATAATGGCCCCACGCCTTGAACTTCAGCAAATTCTTGAAACGTTTACAGATAATGTGTATTTTCAGCCTCCTGAAAATGTGAATTTGAAATATCCGTGCATTATCTATGAACGTAATTATGCTGATACAAAATTTGCGGATGACAAACCATATACGCATGTTTTGCGGTATATGATCATAGTCATTGATCAAGATCCTGATAGTGAGATTCCGGGTAAAGTTGCGGGTATGCCGATGAGTATCTTTAATCGGTTTTACACTGCTGATAATTTGAATCACGATGTTTTTAACGTGTTCTTCTAAAGGAAAGGCAAAGAGTAAATGCCAGGACCTCTTGTGTGGGACCAAGTGGGCGAACGGCTCTATGAGACTGGTGTAGACCATGGCGTTCTATACATTCCGAATGCATCAGGAGTTTATGATAAGGGATTTGCATGGAATGGTCTTACCACTGTCACTGAGTCGCCTTCGGGTGCGGAGGCTTCGCCTCAGTACGCAGACAACATCAAGTACCTCAATCTGATCTCAGCCGAGGAGTTCGGCGGAACGATTGAGGCATTTACCTATCCGGAGGAGTTTGCCGAGTGTGATGGTTCGGCGGTTCCGACTCCCGGTCTTATTCTCGGCCAGCAGGGCCGGAAGCAGTTTGGTCTTAGCTATCGGACGCAGGTGGGCAACGATCTTGAGGGGACGGAGCACGGCTACAAGCTTCACCTTCTTTATGGCTGCCAGGCCGCTCCGTCGGAGAAGGCTTACGCTACCATCAACGATTCGCCAGAGGCGCTCGCATTCAGCTGGGAGATCACAACGACTCCTGCTCCGGTGACGAATTACAAGCCAACCTCACTTATCGTGATTGATTCAACTGTGGTCGATCCGACAGATCTGACGGCGCTTGAGCTCATTCTGTATGGCACCAGCACGCCAACACCGGCCGAGCCTAAGCTTCCGACTCCGGATGAGGTTATCGCACTGTTCCCTGGCACGACCACTTTCCAGACTACTTCGGGTGGGTCGGGTTCGTCGGGTTCGTCTTCGTCGTCGCCTTCTAAGAGCTAAGTGTTTGGATAGGAGACCAAGGGATGCTCAAAATTATTGTCGGTGGTGAAGAGATGTTTGATGATAGTAGTCAACAGTTCATCAAACAAGGCGGCACAACTTTAGAGCTTGAGCATTCTTTGGTCTCACTGTCAAAATGGGAGTCAGAATTTGAGAAACCCTTCTTAGGTAGAGCTGAGAAAACGGTGGATGAGATTCTGGCTTACATTAAGGCAATGGTTTTGAACGAAGTTCCAGAGGGAATTTTCTCTGAACTCTCTGAAGAGAACTTTTCGGAGATAAATGACTACATTGAAGCTAAGATGACAGCAACTTGGTTTCATGAGGCGTC